TAATATTAGTATAACAATCTAATCTAATATTATGAAAAATTTATTTTTAGTACTATCATTTATTTTAATTTCAGTATCAACGTATAGCCAAGACGATTTTAGTGGCTGGTGGCAAAGTAAAACTTCTAAATACATCACAATGATCTACACTGGTAGTTATGGTGTATCAGCAGTTGTCAACTACAGTCCAAGTACTGATAATACAATACATGAAGAGATAATTGAAAGAAATAAAAGAACATTTGTAACACGCTTGTTTAATCCAGCTAATGGTTACCTTGTAAAAGTAAAATATAAATTAAAAGACAAAAATAATTTAATCTGTAAGTTTAGTGGTGATTTAAATAAAACCATACATCTTACTAGATACAAAGTAAATTTAAAAGATAAACTAAAAAAATAATTAAAATGCCGTATAAAAAATCCCCTATGAAGAAATCATCTTGTATTAAGATGTACGATAAAAAAGGTAAACCATCAGGATTAATGATGGAAGGTTCTGCTATGCACATGGAAGCTGGATCACCAGCTAAACAAATAGATGAAAGATCAGGAACATCTCGAGCACCACAACCATTTGTGGATCCAGGGCCAGATCCATCTCAAGGTTTTACTGATGATTCTCGGCCTTATGACCTTACTAGTGAGGGCGGTGGAAAAGGTCAATATGACGAAGAAGCTCCGTCTAAAAAATTCTTTAAAAGTCAAGATATAGTTGATAGAGCTGTGCAGACTTTAGAAGGCATAGATGCTGGTAAAGGAACGTATACTGGGTATGCTAACCCAGACCAGACTGTTAGAAACGCTTTGTTAGGTACAATGAGAAAGGATAAACTAACTACGCAACAATTAAAATCACTTTCTAAAAGTGATCCTGTTAAAGGCAGGGAATATATTTCTCGAAACCTACGAAACGCACAACTAGGTGACGCGAGAGGTGAGTTTAATAGATCATATAATCCTTTCAATAAAAGCTAAATGAAAAAACTTTTAAGTCTTTTATCAGGCGGTATAATTAAAGACGTAGGTAATGTAATCGACAAGCTCACAACTACAGATGAGGAAAGATTAGCTGCTAAGCAAAAGATTCAAGAGTTATTGGAAAAAGCAGATCAAGACGCACAGACACAGGTGACTGAAAGATGGAAAATGGATATGCAATCAGATTCATTTTTATCTAAAAATATTCGGCCACTTGTGCTGGTGTATCTTACATCTATATTTACTATTCTAGCATTTGCCGATGGTAATGTTGGCGGCTTTGAAGTTGCGCAAGAATATATTCCAATATTTCAATCATTATTAATAACAGTATACGGTGCGTATTTTGTTGGGCGCACGTGGGAAAAATCAAAAAAATCCAACAATAACAATTAAATTAAATCAAATGTCAAAAATTACAGATGAGCAGTTAGAAAAGTTACATAAGCAACAAACTGCATTAAATTCATTACTAAACAAGATTGGTATCGTAGAGTCTCAGAAACACGCACTGCTTCACGAAATTGCAGGTGTAAATCAAGAGACTGAAGAGTTCAAAGCTGAGCTTGAAAAAGAATATGGTTCTGTTAACATTAATTTACAAACAGGCGAATATTCTAAAATAGAGGAAAATGAAGCTGATAAGGAAGATTAGTATTGGGTCAGACTATAAGAATGACGCAATGCATTATTCAGTAGGTCAGCAAGTGTATGGTGGACATGAAATATCTGCCATACTATTTGAGGGTGAGGATGCTTCGTACAATATCTATATTAAGAAAAACTCAGAAGTTTTGCCATGGAAGAAATTCAACTCTAACATGGCAATTTCTGTTGAGTACGATCTTGAATACTAATGAAATCATTATACCAATTTATAGTTAAACCCAAAGGCGAAAGATACAATAATACTAAAAAGGTAGGTGACACTAGCCTGCTACTAAATACAAGTATAGAAAGCTTTCGTCACATAAACAAAGAAGCTATAGTAGTTTCTACTCCAGCAGCGTTTAATACCAATATAAATATAGGTGACACCGTTTTAATACATCACAATATATTTAGAAGATGGTATGACATGAAAGGAGCCGAAAAGAATGGAAGTATGTACTTTAAAGATAATATGTATTTCGTCAACGTAGACCAAGTTTATGGGTATAAAAAAAATAACAATTGGGTTATGATTAATAATAGATGCTTTATAAAGCCTATTAAAGAAACAAGCTCATATTCAAACGAAAAAGAGCAAAAGCATATTGGTATACTAAAGTATAGTAATAACGTGCTAGAAGCACTTCAAATTAACCCAGGCGACTTGGTTGGCTTTACGCCTAGTAGCGAATGGGAATTTATTATAGACGATGAGCGTCTTTATTGTATGAAATCAAATGATATAGCTATTAAGTATGAACGTAAAGGACACGAAGAAGAATATAATCCGAGCTGGGCAAAAAGCGGTTAATGAATTAATTCGCGTTGCTGAAGAACAGATTATAACAGACACTGAAGACGACCTTTCAGCTGACAGACTTAAGAATGCCGCGGCCACTAAAAAGTTAGCGATCTTTGATGCGTTTGAAATACTAACACGCATAGACGAAGAAAGATCATTATTAGAAGGTGAGAATCAAGCGGCTAAAGCTAAATCATTTAAAGGCTTTGCAGAAGGTAGATCAAAATGAATTATGCACAGACGCTGTTTGAAGTTCTGCCCGATTATATAAGCAAGAAAGTTCTTAATAAAAAGAATAGGTATAAGCAATGGAAATACGGCTATGACAAAGAAAATGATGTTGTAGTTATAAGTAAGACCGGTGAGATTGGAGATGTGTATAGCATACAAAATCTTAAAATAGCTTTGCCTAAAATATATGATCCACATAAATTTAAAAAAAATACGTGGAATCAAATAGATTATCCCAAAGAACTTGAAAAAATAAAAAGTGTATTTGAGTGGAACCAAATGCCTGAATACTTTAAAGAAAAATATTATGACTATATTGACGAAGAGTTTAAACGCCGTGACCAGGGGTTTTCATTCGTTAACAAAGGCAACTCTACTTATATTACTGGCACTCATTACATGTACTTGCAGTGGAGTAAAATTGATGTTGGCGCAGCCGATTTCAGAGAGTCAAATAGGCTTTTCTTTATATTCTGGGAAGCGTGCAAAGCTGACCCACGTTGCTACGGAATGTGCTATCTTAAGAACAGACGATCTGGATTTTCATTCATGGCATCGGGAGAAACTGTTAACATGGCTACAATATCATCCGACTCACGGTTCGGTATATTGTCCAAGTCCGGGGCTGACGCTAAAAAAATGTTCACCGATAAGGTTGTACCGATATCCGTCAACTACCCATTCTTTTTCAAACCCATACAAGACGGTATGGACCGCCCAAAAACAGAGCTTGCCTACAGAGTACCAGCGTCGAAGCTTACCAGAAGAAAACTTGATCAAGGTGAAAAGCCGGGGGAACTCGAAGGGCTCGATACAACAATTGACTGGAAGAACACGGGGGACAACTCGTATGACGGTGAAAAGCTCAAACTCCTCGTACACGACGAATCGGGCAAATGGGAGAGGCCGGACAACATTTTAAATAACTGGCGAGTTACAAAAACAACACTTAGATTAGGGTCTAGAATTGTAGGTAAGTGTATGATGGGCTCGACTTCAAACGCATTAGACAAAGGTGGAGCAAATTTCAAAAAGTTATACGAGAATTCAAACGTTACTAAACGAAACCGCAATGGACAGACTAGCTCGGGATTATATTCTTTGTTTATACCTATGGAGTGGAACTACGAAGGATTCATTGATACTTATGGAAACCCTGTCTTCGATACACCAGAAGAACCAGTTGAAGGACCATATGGAGAGCTTATTGACCAAGGGGTAATTGAGCATTGGCAAAATGAAGTTGATGGTCTTAAAAATGACCAGGACGGCTTAAACGAATATTACAGGCAATTTCCAAGAACAGAGCAGCACGCTTTTAGAGATGAAGCAAAAGAGTCTTTATTCAATCTAACTAAGATCTACGAACAGATAGATTATAACGAGGAGGTTCAAAATGGCATGCAGGTTACACAGGGCAATTTCCAATGGGAAGGCGGGGAACAAGATAGCAATGTAATATTTGCGCCAAATACTAATGGAAGATTTAAAGTATCTTGGGTGCCTCCTAAAAAATTACAAAACTGTGTAATAGTAAAGAATGGTGTGAAATACCCAGGTAATGAGCACATTGGCGCTTTCGGTTGTGACTCATATGATATATCAGGAACAGTTGACAAAAGAGGATCAAAGGGTTCTTTGCATGGTTTAACAAAATTCAGCATGGAAGATGCGCCACCTAATATGTTTTTTTTAGAATATATTGCACGGCCTCAAACAGCTGAAATATTTTTTGAAGATGTACTTATGGCGTTAGCGTTTTATGGAATGCCGCTATTATGCGAAAATAATAAACCTCGACTATTATATTATTTAAAAAGAAGAGGCTATAGAGGGTTCTCAATGAACCGACCAGATAAGCTTTGGAATAAGCTTTCTGTTACAGAAAAAGATATAGGCGGTATACCAAACTCGTCTGAAGACATTAAGCAAGCGCACGCTGCAGCAATAGAAAGTTATATAGAAAATTATGTTGGCCAAGTTACCGAAGGTGTATATGGTGATACCTATTTTCAAAAAACACTAGAAGACTGGGCTGGATTTAATATAAACAATAGAACAAAATTTGATGCAACAATTAGTTCTGGGTTAGCTATTATGGCTTGCAATAAAAACAGGTATAGACCATCTGCTGAAAAAGCAATTAAGTCTGTGCCACTAAGTTTTAAAAAATATAACAATAAAGGATATAGTTCAAAAATAATATAATAAATGGTTAATACTAATTACAACAGCTCGTTTCCCGATCAGGTGGTACCTAATGAGGAAAAGCAGTCATTGGATTATGGTTTGCAGGTAGCGAGAGCTATTGAAAACGAGTGGTTTAGAAATAACCGTGGCGGGGATCGCTTCACCTCTAATTTTCAGGAGTATCATAGGAGAAGATTATATGCTAGAGGCGAACAGTCTATTCAAAAGTATAAAGATGAATTATCTATTAATGGTGACTTATCTTATTTAAATTTAGATTGGAAGCCTATACCTATTATTCCTAAATTTGTAGATATTGTTGTTAATGGAATGTCGCAGCGTGGTTTAGAAATAAAAGCATATGCACAAGATCCTATAGCAAAACAGAAAAAAACTAGATATGCTGAAAAAGTTATGTCAGATATGTTTAACAGACAATCATTGACCCAACTTACTCAAGAAACAGGCATTAACTTTTTTTCGGTACCAGATCCAGAAAACTTACCAAAAGATCAAGATGAATTTGAAGTATACATGCAGCTCAACTATAAAGAAGCTGTTGAAATAGCTTTAGAAGAGCTTATAAATAATTCTTTAGATAAAAACAAATACGACGAAGTTAGAAAAAGATTTATTTATGATTTAGTCGTATGTGGAATTGGTGCTGCTAAAACAGAATATAACAGGGCAGGAGGCTTACGGGTTAAGTATGTAGACCCTGCTAATCTTGTTTATTCATATACGGAAGACCCTAATTTCGATGATTTATATTATATAGGTGAAGTAAAACAAATTTCATTAAGTGAAATTGCAAAATTATTCCCACATCTAACTCCACAGGATTTATCTGAAATACAAAAATACCCAGGCAATAATGATTATATAAGAAATTATTATGGCCAAAACGATAATAACACTATAAGTGTTATGTTTTTTGAATATAAAACTTTTGAAAAGCAAGTATTTAAAATTAAAGAAACAGAACAAGGTTTACAAAAAGCTTTAGAAAAGCCAGATACTTTTAATCCACCGGAAAACGATAACTTTGAAAGAGTAGAAAGAACCATTGAAGTGCTTTATACGGGTGCTAAAATATTGGGTCACGAAAAAATGCTTTCATGGAAAATGGCAGAAAATATGACCAGGCCGTTTGCGGATTCTCCTAAGGTGGAAATGAATTATAGTGTAGTAGCGCCTAGAATGTATAAAGGCAAGATTGAATCTTTAGTA